CATCAAAACAAATACAGTAGGCCCTTCTCGTACACCTAGAACAAATTTTGTTCATATATGTCATTAATTGTATAGTTTATTACTTCGTAATAAACCCTAGGGCGATCCTACACAAAAAAAAATTACATTTTTATTCATCTTCATTTCCATAATGGTAACATCGGACTCTGGAGAGTCCTCTGTAGGCGATCCTACATGAAAAAAAATTTTTTTCTATGTCCTTCCGTGGTAATTAGGTTCAAATTTAGTGGAGTGGAAACAAAGGTGTGTGTGTCTATTTTAAGGGCAAAGTAAGTAATAAATAAGTAAAAGTAATGCATTTAGTATATGATTGAGCAGTTCATACCCTATTTGGTCATGGTTTCTATTGTATTTGGTGGCATTTGTGCCGTTGTTACTACTAGGAACATCACAAGAAGTGCGCCAATTAGTACTAAAATTAAAAGACAATACGACTTATACATTTCAGACTTGGAAAGCTCTAATAAACGACTCAATGGGAAACTTAATCAGATGAAAAAATCTATTAGTATTAGCCCAGAAGAAGCCGACGATCCATTTAGTGCAATAGGATCAGTTTTAGATCAAATTGCACCCCAATTACCTCCAGCAATTCGACCACTGCTAAAGAATAAAAAGGCTGTAGACTTTATTTCTAATTATGTTCAGCAAAACCCAGATGCAATTAAATCAATTGTGGAAAAATTCACCAGCAAACAATCAGGTAAATCTTCCGCAACAACGACAACAGAAAACGAATCAACCCTGTAAGACTTGTGAAGACACAGAGACAGGAATACCATGTGGTCAAGTATTATCAAATGATGTTGGTGCAAGCGGTAAAGAATATTTTTGTTTAATGGACTGTCCTACCTGTAAAGGGCAAAAGTTTATTTATCAATAACTAATCAATTAGTCATGGTTAGTATTATTAAAAAAATAATCCCTATTGCAATAGCTGGATTAGGAATTTTTGCATTGGCAAATATTGTGGCCCGTCCTAAAATGGCACAAGATTCAGCAACTGCTTTAAGTTCAACATTATCAGGTTTTGGAACTGGAATAGGTCAAGTTGGAACTGGAATAGGTTCGGCTTTAGGTTCAATCGGTTCTGGATCTGCAAGATTATTAGATCCATTATTTAGTTTGAAAACTTTAGTTTATGGGGAAAATGCACAATCATTAACACCAAGTGAATCAGCATCAGTAACAATAAGACAACAAGAACAACAGCTTACAGCTTCTAATACATTAATTAATGATCCCGTGGTTAATACTGCAAGTGATCAACCGGGAGTAACTCCACAAAGTCCTGCAAGTGAAACAGCTGTTCCGCAAGTATCAACGGCAAGATTCCCAGGTGCAAGAAGAGCAACAAGTTCCGAACGTTCAACATTATCAGATTTAACAGGTGGTTTACTTGGTTAAGAAAAAACGAACTGCCAAACAAAAGGCAGCTACTAGAAAATTAGTTTCATTAAACAAAAGACGCAAAACAAAGACAAAAAAACGTACATCAACGAAAAAAGGCGGCGTAAGAAAAACCGCACGAAAAGCATTTAAAGGACTAACAAAGAAAAGAAGAAGTATGCCACGAAAATCATCACTAAAAGGACTAACAAGTTCTAGCACACTAAAGAAAGTAGCATTAGGAGTAGGAGGGGCAACACTTGCCACTGCGATGATCTCCTTTATTGCACCAAATAGTTCAGTAGCAAAATTCGCAGCTCCAGCAGGTGCTTATGCACTTGGAGGTATCGAAGGAATTATCGGACAATTTGCTTTAGGTATGTTAAGACCTAGTCCATCAGGTAATCAAAACGTGAGCCCACAAATGGAGGTATTATAATCATGGGTGTTCCCATAATGAGACAATACACATTCGCAGCTCCTGCAGCAATCAATCAATTTGCACTTGCCACTGACGACGTCACGGGCTTAAGTGTGCAACAATTGAATAAAGACAATTCAATAATTGATTTTGTCAATGCAATTAATCCCGCAGGAACAGCACAATACCAAACAAGGTTATTCATCAATAACTTAGAAGCAGGCCCAACTTTCTTCTCTAGTAACTCAAACAGTGCTAGCGCTGGAAGAACAATTCCAGGCCCATTACCAATATCTGTTCAAGGTAACAGCGGCGGTAAACAACTAAGTTATTCAACAGCACAAACGATCTTGGGTGGAGGTGTAGCAGCTTATCAATTCATTGTCAAATACGCAAATCTATTTTGAGGTGTTTCAGTAGATGCCTACAAACATACAAGGATTTGAAGTCTTAACGAAGCCAGCTTCGACAGAAATTGAATCTTTTCCTATTTTTATTACTATACCAGCTAATACATTACGTGTTGTTACATTTCCAACTGAATTTAATGCAGTAGCAATTTCATTACAGATAGAAAATCAAGATGGTGCTAATGCCGCAAGTTATAGATTAAACTCTAGTACAAATCCTTTAGTTAATTTACCAGCATCTAACTTTAGATCATTTTCAAATATGAATATTGTAAGTGTTACAGTTCAAACGGGTGCAGCTGGAGTATGTGTTATTACTGGTCAAATGACAGCTTTACCTAAACCAACATTACCGGAGTTTGGAAGTTTATAATGCCTTTTTCAGGTGGATCTTCAGGTCAAACGGGTGTTACGGCCCATTTACATACAAATGCAATTGGTGATGGAGGGTCACTCAATAACACATCTTTAATTAATGATAGATCTGTTTATACAACAATAGTGGTAGGTGCATAAGATGAAAATTAATAATTCTTTAGATGTTGCAAGATGGGAAAAATTATCGTGTTCTTGTAATATGCATAATGAAGTAGAATGTTATCCTTTTGTAAAATGCGAACATTGTAGATGCCAAGAATGTTGGGACAGTGTACCTCAAGAAAATTTTACTGTCACTAAAAGAGATGAAGAAGGAAATCCAAATGGAATAAGAACAATTAGTGAAATAACTTTAGTACGTGGTCATGATTTACAAGATGTAATAGGGTGGACTTTCTAATGGCTGTAGGAGATGTAGTTAATGGAGTTTTTGGTGCGGGAATTAGTACGTTTCAACCTGCGGCATCAGTGGAAGTAGCTATTCTTAGTGGATTTGGTGTAGATTCTCAAAACTTAGATATTGGTATTGATAACGGGGTAATAGCTCCAAATAATAGATCCACTCAAAGTGGTCAGATGTCTACAGCTAATAATGTAAAAATAATGATTAACAATTCAGTTTATCTTTATTTGAATAATGCAACAGCTTCCGGTTATTCAGGAATCCAAATAAAATAAGGAGGTGTTATGATGACAGAATTTTTCGCTACTTTAGCATTTTTAGGAATTGGTTTAACTACAATTACTGGAATAATTGCTTTAAAAATATACAATCCAAATAAATGATGGAATATCTAACACCAGCATTACTATTCTTTATTCTAGCGTTTGCTATAGAAACTAGAATGAAAGTAGCCAAATTATGCGGTAAATTAGATAAGTAAACAGTTTTAACAGTATGAGCTTATATTTTAAATAGTAGTACACTATCCCAGCCTAACGAGTGCTGATAAGGACAAAGTTCTACAATCTTCTCGAAAAAATGACGGTAGAGGGCCATAAAAACCCCTCATACCTGATTTATTGATTTTTGAAATATATTTGGCAAAATGAACAACGTGCATTTCCTCTCTCATCACAATTAGAGATAAGAAATTTGTGTTGTGCATATCTTCTACCCGAACATTTCATGGCTCAATTACCGTTTTACATTTTGGACAATTATCCCACAAATCTACTTTTCTAGGATAGCCTAGAATTATACCACAATGACCACAAAAATACGTGTTAATTTCGTGGGTGTGTTTTCTAATTCGTGCCATAATTTTTCAAAATGGTTTTCATTAGTTCTTTAGTTTCCGGATCATTAAGCATAGTTTCAAAGCATGAATCGCAGTAGCACAATTCATCAAAACAAATACAGTAGGCCCTTCTCGTACACCTAGAACAAATTTTGTTCATATATGTCATTAATTGTATAGTTTATTACTTCGTAATAAACCCTAGGGCGATCCTACACAAAAAAAAAT